AGTCCTTTGTACATGGACTCGCCCGTGAACCCACGCACCACAGCGCCGAAGTCTTCGTCGTCATCTTCCTTGAACATGTTGTACAGCATGGCGACCACACCGAACAACGGCATAAAGGTACATCACGTGGAGCGCATCGAGAACGGCAAGCTAGGGGTACGGTTTGCGACAGAAGGTGCGACCACCCTTCGCGGCGACCCCATCGTCGGAGACATTGGGCCTTGGAATGTGGCAGCACAGATCTTTGGCTTTGCCCCTGCAGAGTACAACAAGCAGCTTGAGATCAATTCGATGCTGAAGGGTATCGACAAGGCGGTGACAACCAACCGAACCAAGTACCTGCGGGAGATGTACACCGCAAGTCGGATGGGGGATATTGACGGTGCGTTGGAGGCACGCGAGAAGCTGCAGGAGCTTTACGTCAAACACCCGGGACTCGGTGATATGGAGGCAACCATCAAGCGGTCGCTGGCCCAGCACGAGCGGACCACCCAGACGATGTACCACGGCGTTGTGCTGAGTAAGTCCCTACGCGATGAACTGCTGCAGACCGCAGCCGAGCAAGAGGACTAAAAAAGACCCCGGCGCTAGGCCGGGGTACAAGGAGAACGAGACAACAGGTGGCATTGCGCCACCGGGACGGCATGGTATCACATGACCCGCCAAAACCGTACCCCTAGCTTGCCGTTCTCGATGCGCTCCACGTGATGTACCTTTATGCCGTTGGTACGGGCTACTGACCTCATCTGCCGAACGAGGCGCGTGACGTTGACAGCCGGTATAAACATGGAAGCTCCGACGACAAACTTCTTCCATTCAATGGACATCGGCACGCCGTCGGGGTTTATCTCGTACTTCACGCCTGTCTAGAGTGCAAGGTTGCCAACTCTTCTTCGCGTTCTTCAGACATAAAGCCTGAGCAATCCAGCATCAGCGCGTCAATCGGAGGCAGGTTCATGCGGGTGCCTTTACCCATACGAATCTTCTTGATGACGCCTCGGGTAGATCCAGTCTTCAGGTTTGATACCAAATCGTGGTAGGAAAGCTGCAGCTTGTTGCACCACTCCCGCAACGGCTTCGGCATCAGATACAGCCGCTTCACGTCGTACTCATACCGGGCGACAAGCTGGAACCGTGGTGTGCTGTCTGGCACGATGAACACATCTGATGCCTCCGTATTCCGGGCGTCGTCGGTGCTCTTGATGCGCAGGATGTTGTTGTAGTTCTCCGCAAGGAACGAGGTCAGGATGCTTTCGGCGTCGTCATTCGACGCAATGTACCCAGCCTTGTTCGCGTCCAACAACGCGATAACCCACTTGAACAGCGCGGTCAGATCGTAGTTGATCAGCTTGAGCTGTTTGGCGACCAGCAGTCCGGCCAATGCCGAAGCTGCCTGCACAGACCAGAACCGGTGGGGCTGCACCAACCCCGCTGCTTTGTCTATGCGCCCCTGAACCGAGAAGAACAGATCACGAACTTCGTCCCTCTTCCGAATGCAGTATTGCATGTAGGGTACACATGCAACCCCGTAGTTACCCATCAGATCCCGGTTGAACTCGTCCGTGATCGCCTTGTCGCCAAAGTTATACGCCACCGCGTGGTGCTCCAGCACCCGTACCGACTCGGCCTTGGGCATGGCTTTGTACATGGTGACGCGGGAGATCAGGCTTGTATTGCCGGTGCTAGTGGCGTTCATCTTCCAGGGGTCACCCCGGTAGCGCTCCACGTTCCCGCCAATGCCGAGCCGGTTGCGCTGCTTGCCCCCAGTCAGTTGGTACAGGAAGTCACTTGCGTCCTTGGGGCTGACGTTCGTCAACTCATCAATGCTCAGGAAGATGTTCTTGTACACCTCCGCACGATTCATCTTGGAGTTGAACGTGTCCCGCTCCTGACACATCATGTCTTCCGGGTCGCCCCAGATCGAGTTGCCCACACGCATAGCGGTGGTCTTACCGATGCCCGGGTCCTTACTGTGCATGTGGAACAGGGCCGAGCCGTCCGCTGAGAACGCCACCAGCGGGGAGCCGAAGCTCAGCCCAATCACGTACTGGTGCATCTCCATGCCGGGGCGGTTGTAGAACTCAGCCATCTTGATCCACTCTTCCAGCGTCCCCTTGGACTGCAGCGCGGGGAACATCCGCACCGTGGAACTCGACGGTGGGTTCGGCTCAATACGGTCGGCGTGAATCTCTCGCGTGCCGACAACGAATGCCCCCATGTTGTCATCGACCCAGCCAAACTGTCGGCGTGCGATGTCAGCCCCGGCTTCAGCTTGGAGCTTGTTGACCCATGCAGTTGTGTACGACATAAGTTCGTCCATCCTGATTACGGCAACACCATTCATTGCCATGTGCTTACGGAATTCATCTTTGGACAACACCGAGGCCAGAGGAATGGTGAACTCTCGTACCCCGTCTTTTGGGAGGTGCAGTCGGATGACGATTGACTCGCCCAGTTCTGGGTCGGTCAATCTACGGATCACATACAAATCGTTGTGATATATGGGGATTTCAACCGGGTCCCCTTGCCTGTCCTTGGTGCGCTTGTAGACCCCACCATTCACACCGCGAAAGAACGGAGCCGGGTACTTGGGGATCACGTAAGTCTGCTTGCCCGCTGCGGGCATGCTCTCGGGGGTGTCTTCAACTACGTTGTCTTCTTCTGCTGCCTCCAGCACTTCACGGCCCAGTACGATTGGGCTCTTGATCTTGTTCCTATTGGGGCAGTCCCCACACAGTGAACCTGGGTTCAGGTTTTCAAACGTCTCACAGGTATACGGCCCCTTGATCTGCGCCAGCTTGTGGTTCGTTTCTTCTACGGTGTAGTTCGGGTGCCTACCGGAAATCTCGTACGCAGCTTCTTCTGCATCCACACAAAACTTGGCAATCGACAACCCGCCGCGCCACATAGGCTCCGGCATGGTCTCTTGTTCGTCAATGATGAACTTCAGTTGTGCGCAACCGCGCCCAGCCTCCGTCTTCATCATGATGGTCTTAAAGACGTTGCGGTAGTTTCCGAGGATCGACGCAGAGATGTCGTCGTCAGAAGCCGCTGTGGATAACTGAGGGCGTTTGGATACGGCCCCCACAATATCTTTGAACGTGTCGAAACTTACGGAAGGTGCAATGTCCCCGAGCAAGCTAACCGTTCTTGGGGGGTTGTCCTTGAAGTTCAGTGTGCCGGGGAGCCGTAGCACCCGAGCAATGTCAGACGTGACCGCAGGGTCTGCCTTCAACCCGTGGGTTACGCACAGTGCTTTGAGCCCTTCGGCAACGGGTAACCACTCCTCAGGTGTGACTGCCTCTTCCAAGATCCAGTACACATGCACACCGCGACCGGAGTTCACCAGCGTTGGTCGAGGGAGTCTGGTACTACGGCAAAATTGCTTTAGTGCAACGATGCCATCTGTCTGTCCGCCCGGATACCCCTCCTGCTCGGTCTTGTGTGGCCCGCAATCAATATCCAGAAAGAAGGATTTCAAACCCTTCGCGTTGTCTGCCCTCCGTGATTGGTCGGTGGTATATGTAGCCAACCCAAAGTAGGCATCAAAGCCTTCGTTCATCAGGTTCGCTGCTGTTGCTGATGCAGCTTCTACGGTGGAGTACAGCTTCTGGATGATGCGCTTCTTTTCAGGGTTCGCGCCAAACACACAGATGTACCCATCTCCCCCAAGGACTGCGGATAGAAATTCGTTTGTCTGCATATCCGAGAATGGCTGGGGTTATAGATCGAGTAGCTGAGAGGGGGTGGGGTCACCACCCCCCGTGCTATTTACTCGTCGTCCCAACCATCCACAAGGCTTTCCAGACTGGTAGCACTTGCAGTGGGCTTCTTGGCTTCCACCTTCTTGGGGGGAGGTGCTTCTTCCTCTTCTTCAACAACCGGGGTCGGCTTAGCAACCGACTTAGCAACCGACTTAGCTGCTAAGGTGGTCGGCTTTTCAAACAGCGGTTCCTTCGGCTTCGGCGGTGCCACGGTCAGCTTGATGGCTTCTTCCGCTTCCTTGGAGTTCTTCATCTCCTGCACGATTTCGAGTTCTTCCTCGGTGATCGGGCGTACGGGCTTGAAGATCAGCTTGGGCGTGGGGCTTGCGGTATCGAACCGCATCTCGGTGATGACCCCGGCGATAGGGGTGCCGTGAGCCCTCAGATGGCGGGCGTATGCCTGCAGAGGCAGCTTACCTTTCTCACCGTCACCGAACACTGAGGTCGGTGGCAGTACCACCTGATACACCTCGCGCTTCTCAACTTCACCCTCCAGCATTACAGCGATCCGCTGCTGATACCGGCAAGCGCGGGTCTCACCTTGGCCTGAACCCTTTACGTTCTGGGGGCAGTCCATGCACTTGGAGGCTTGGCGTTGGTCTTCGGGAACTTCCGGCGCTGGGGTCTGAGAGTTGGTAGACCAGCAAACGGGGGAGCTTGCCTGCCCCTCGACGTAGGTGCCTTCAAAGTACGTGCGATGTACGCTCGGTGCGGCCTTGATGATGATCACACCCATAGACCGTTCTTCAGAAGTGCGGTATTCCTTGGAGCCAATCATCTCGCGGAACACGCCACCCTTGATAGAGACGCGGCGTTGCCCCATCTCTCCACCCGCCAGGGCGTTCGTGGTGTCATCTTCCAGTTGACGCAGGTAGGCCGGGACGCCGCCCTTAAACAGTGCAATCTCGTTACTCATGGTTTGTTCTCCTTAAAGATCTTGGTCGGGGTTTGAGTCAGCCGCTTGGGTCAGCATTGCGGACTTGGCTGTGTTGTGTGCCCGCAAAGCGTTTTCTACCTCTGGCAGTTGGAACCGGTAGGTCTTTCCGATCTTGAGGTATGCGGTTTCAGGCACGGCCCCAGTACGCACCCATGACCGCACGGTTGAGACCGAGACTTGGAAGTAGTCAGCGACCTTATCAATTGCAACGTATTTGTCTTCGGCCATTAAGCCCTCCTGACAGTTATGGTGAACTCGCTATCCACGTTCAGCCCGGGTGGTAGCAATTCCGGGTGCTGCTCCAAGAAGGATTCCATGTTCCCTTGGTGCAGGCGCTTCTCAAAAAGCTCGGGCACTTCGTGTTCAAGCACGAACCTACCCATAGCTTCCCAATCGTTTGTCCAGTAGCGCTTCTTCACGCCACGGTAGAACATGCCTACCCCAGCGATCTTGGCGCTATCGATGTTGTTGTCTTTGCAGTACCCGAGCAGCGCCAGCTTGATCGTCTTGAGACCTTCTTCCAGCTTGGCGACCTCTTCCTCGTGTTCTTTGACCAGCTTCTCCTTGGCGGTGCGCATCTTGAGGAATGCACGTACCAACCGGTCTACTGAAATTTGGGGGGAGGCTTCGCTCTCGGTCGTTGCAACCGTGTCGTCCATGTCGTTCTCCTGTTGTCGGGGTTTGAATTCTAGTACGTTCTTGTGGGCTATGCTAGTAGCCTCTTATAGAGGTCAACTATTTGTGTGTGGACATCTCCTTTAGTGTCTAGCATTTGATACACGTGGCGTTCCGCGTTCGATCCTTGGAGCCGTACCACCGTTGTGGGGTGGCGCTGCCCTGCCCGGTGTACCCGTGCGTTTGCCTGTGAGTAGGTCTCCAAGGAGCTAGTAGGCCCCCACCATACAACCGTATCGGCTGCGGTCAACGTGACACCGTGCGATGCAGCTTGCGGTTGAATGACAAGGATACGCGGATCTGGCGTTTCTTGGAAGCGTTTGAAGATTTCAGTGCGTCTATTGGCTGGCACATCTCCATTGATGATTTCTACTGTGTACCCGTCCTTGGTAAGCTGGCTTGCCACAAGTTCGATGGAGTTGCGGAACGGGACGAACACCAAAACTTTCTTGGCTGCTTCTTCGATGACTTCCAGCAGTACGTTGTATCGGTTCTTGATGTCGAAGGTGACCGTATCACCTGTGTCTGCGTAGACCGCACCACAAGACAGTTGCAGTAGCTTACTCAGGTTGACGGCTGCATTGACGGAAGTGATCTCCTCCCCCGCAGCTTCGACAATCATCTTGTTCTTGAGCACCTTGTAATACTGCTCCTGCTGTTTGGTCAGCGCTATGTGGCGGTCCACGTAGGTCATCTCGGGGAGGTCAAGGCACTCGGCTTTGGTGAACCTGATGGCTGGCTGCAGGGCGTTGAACACCGTCTGCGTGGCGGTCGGCTTGGGTATCCAGCGGAACTGGGTCGCCTTGAACATCACCATGTCGCGGAAGGAGGAGAAGAACTTCGGCACAGCTAACGGATTGACCAACTTAGCTAAACCGTAGGCATCCATAGGGGACTGCGCTGCGGGAGTTCCTGTCAGCATCCACAACCACGTATCAGGACGCAGCAGTTTGTTGAGCGTTTTCCATCTTTTGGTCTGCACATTCTTGTATGCGTTGGCTTCGTCAACCACCACGAGGTCGAACCCGCCCGCTGCAACGTCCTCGGCAATGATCTCCAGACCATCAAAGTTGACGATGACGAACTCTGTCTGGCTTGCGATAACTTCCTTGCGCTTGGTTGCTGACCCGTAAGCCACATCCACCGACCTGTGCATTGCGAACTTGAACAGGTCCGCACGCCATGCCGAGTCCATAATAGACAGGGGGCACACCACCAGCACGCGCCGGATTCGGCCCTTCTTCATCAGGTAGTCTGCTGCCCAGATGACGCTGCCAGTCTTGCCGGTGCCCTGCTCGTTGAGGCAGAACGCCCGCTTGTTCAATGTCAGGAACGCTGCGGTTGTCTTCTGGTGTTCAAAGGGGGCGTGCAGCCCAGGCCAGTCGTACTCTTTGAGGATGGGGGACGGCACGTTCTTGATCTTCAGGTTCTTCAGCACCTGCGCCTCGTCC